ATACCAGTCCTTGTTGTTTCTTTACCACCTATCCAATGCCACGTACATGATATTTGTGTATATAAATTATGGAACTTTTGTAGCCTGTATCGCAAACACTTTAATCTATTTTTATCACCTTTTAGGTGCACTATAGGCGTAGTGTCACCACTATTGTGCTTCCTGAACCCGTTGTTGCCTGCAGGTGCACTAAGCAGGGGGTTGTTGAGGTGGTCCACGGACAGTCCGTCGACTTCACTTGTTTCTGTGAATCCACAATGTCTGAATGGTTTTCTAGTCGGCGCCGAACCCCCACTCTTTTGGGTGCACACGGTGGTGGCTTCGGTATACGGTGTGGTGGGGTGTTGTAATTCTCTAGCAATTGCAGTAGCGGATACTGTCTCGTCACAGGTACTGTACATAGATTCAGAACATTGTATTATTTTGTCACAGGTATTTACACATTCAATTTTTTTACCATTATACCACACTTCCCATTTACCGCTCTGTCCATATTGTTGTGCATCACATTTAAACTGTACATAATATGTTTGTTGTCCCTCCTTTATATAATACAATCCACAATAATTCACATAACCTTTGGTTTTACACCACTTATCACCTTCTGTTACATAATATATATAGTCCCAAGATGTATAATGCATAGTATTGTCTTTGTCTCCATCATACCGTACTTCAACGGTTTGTCCCTGTTTTTTAAAACACTGTTGTGGAGGTGTTTGATATAGTTCTTGGCACGTATCTTGCAATGTCCACAGTTCATTTTTAAACTCTGATTTAGCAAGACTCTCTAGTGCCATCTGCAGTTCAATTGCTTCATGTGCTTTGCTTTTTGAAATTTGAAATGTTGGTACCACGTGGTGGTTTATTGTTTTAAGACCATGCTCCCTTGCTGCATAATATATTGCATTTTCCAGACGTACACACTTCCAATAGTCTATTTGATCACATATGTCTGTACTATCAGTCTCGTAATGTTCTAGAATCTTTTCCTGTAACACATTTAAACGTTGGGATAGGGCATCCATCATTTTCTGTATCCTCCTCTTCCTGGTGCAAATCTAATCTGGACCACGTCCTTTTAAAGAAACATTTCCAATTTTTATCATTTATGTCATACACTGGATTGCCATTGCTATCAAATGGAAATGTATGTGGAAATGTAAATACTGTTACCCTACTTCGTAAATAAGGCCATCTATCATCTGTTGCAGGATTTGTATTAGATGTAATTAGCATTGGTGGACACTTCATTTGTATTAAATGTTTATGTTTTCTATCTATACTTATTGGATTGCCATCTAATGCATTTCTCATATAATTATCAAAATAGGACCAGCATGTTGGTGTTGCATCATCTACCATAGCTATCTTAGTGTCTGTTAACGGTTCCAGCCAAAAATGGCTGTTTGAATTTACAAATGACAACACTGTACCATGTAAAAATTGTATAAGACTCATACAAAAATATGATTTGCCTGTATTTGCTGGTCCATATATAACAATACAATTTTTTTTTGGTGTTCCTTTTAAAAAGTCTTTAAATGCTCTTAAAAATGTAATAAACTCTATTCCTTGAAATCTTAAAAATTGTACAATAGGTTTCCAATCACCTCCATCATCAATTTTGTCACATCTATAAC